TTGTACTTTCTGATCTCTTTCTTGCTTTAACCTACGTCTTTGCTTAAGCATTTGGTTGGCAAGTTTTAAATTTTTAATTTGTCTTAAATCTATAGCATCTTCTAATTCAATACCACCAGCTTGTAAAGCAACCTGTATGTTTTGTTCAAGTTGTGCTTTAGCCTCTTCATCAGGTTCTAGTTCTAAGAATATACCAAAATCATGTAAAGAAAGATTTTTCATTTCATCCAAAGTTGCTGTATTGTAAACAGATATACTTTGCATTAAAGATTGTCTAGTTAAAGGATTGTCTAGTACATCAGCTAATTTTTTAGATATGTTTTCACATAATCTTAAACTTAAATATAAGCTAGCGTTGTTAATATGCTTTGTAGCAATGTTTGATTGTTGAGCTGCAATTTTTTGTAACCCAACAAGCGTATCTCTGTCTGGTAAACTACCGTCTCTAGCTTCGTTAAGACCAGTTACATCCCTTATCATCTGTAGATAATAATTATAAGTAGATATTAAAGCACTTATTTTTGCTTGTCCAGCTGACGAAGCTAATTCTTGAACAGGTACTTTACCTCTATTCATTTCACCATCTTGAGTTAACGATCTACTTACAACAGAACCAGTTTGAAAATACATATTCAAAGCTTCTGCTGGATTATAGTTTGTACCATTACCAAGATCAACCTCAGCTAATCCATCCATATCTAAAAACACACCATCTGGTACCATCCTAGATAATACTTGCTGTAGTTTTAAATGTGTTAATTGAATCATATCAGCAAAACCCATAGTCTTAGTAACTAAAGATTCTATTCTACCCTTGTACATTCTTGGTGCACATATAGCATAATTCATTTCTACTTTCGTAGTATCAGCAAATGGACGGGTCATGTTTTCTGATAACTCCCATTTTAATAATACATCTGTACCTAAAACTTTAGCACCTTCAAATAAAACCTCTATGCTTCTACTAACTCTAGAAAAAGAGTCTGATGGTGGAGGATTAAATGTATCAGGCTTTTCTAATATTTTTTCTAAACCAGATTCAGTTTGTTTTAATTTAAAAACTTGATCCATGTAGGATTTGTATTCAAAAAACAACACTTGAACCGTGTTCGAATCATAGTCACCATAACCATATGTATAGTTATTGTTGTAATTATTTTTTTGTAATCTCTCTAATTCTTCATTAGATATATTAGGAAATTGTTTTTTAAGCTCAGGTATTGTCATAGCCTTAACTTCTCCTACATAATATATGTCTTCAAAGTTAGGGTCTTCAGTATAAGAGTAAATCATATAAGCTGGATCAACATAGTCTAGCGTTATACCATTTGATGGGTTGTAATTTGTTTTAGCAGCTGCAATACCTAACGTAACTAAATCTAAGTTTATTCTACGTTTTAATAACTCAAACTTGTTTTGAGCTAACACTTGGCTAATAGCCTCTTCTTCTGCTATCTCTATTGATTGTTTATATGAAAGTTGCAAGTGCAATTCCATTTCTTCAATAGTTTTTGGTAAATCATCTGGAGCAATTTTAGTGTTAGATATGTCTACACCAGTACTTGCTTTTACTTTTTCTTGAATATCTCTAGCAAACATGTCCTTAGCTAGACCCTCTGCATAGTTAGTTCTTTTTTTCATTGACTCAGGATCTTGAGCATAAGCTTTGATCTCATAGTCTTTAGCAGATATACCATTAGTTAATATATCCACAAACTTAGACAATATTGGAATTGGTTTCCAGTCTAAATTTAAATAAGATAAATCACCGTTAATAGATAATTCATCTTTATATTTTTGTACACTTTGTTCACCTCTAGCGTATAGTCTTCTGTTGTGAAAATTATTAAAGCTAGTTAAATACCTATTACCATTAGTTCTTCCTTGCGCAAACCATTCTGATTGTATGGCATCAGCAACTTGCTTTCCATACTCCCAAGACATCTTTTCCTCCATAGGTACCACCTGTTCAGGAAACGTGCTGCTACTATTATAGTTTATATTCATTTATTGTATTATTTGTGAAATATCACCTTTATTGTCGTATTTTTTTATACCTAAATTATGTTTAACTACAACTCTTGTAGGTACAGGCCTATATTTATTTTTATTGCAAGCCATAATAGCTAATCCTGAACTAATAGAAGCATCATGAGTTGTTCTATTATTTATATTAAATTTAGCCCAATCTTCTAGTGTTCTTTGAAAATATAAATCTCCATAGACATTGTTAGCATTTAAACCTATATGATCTTGTATATAGGATTCTATTGCCGCGGCGTGAGCTTGTTTTATATCCTCACTGGAATTTGGTATACCACCTATTTCTTTTTCTGTAATAGATAATTTGTTATATATCTTATCTGGTCTGTTCATAGAATAACCTCTATAACCTCTTCTTTTAAAATAATATAAAAGTCTTGGTTTGTTATTCTCTGCTAGTATAGGCATGCCATAAAATACACAAGCCATTAAAACATCTTCAAAAAATATTTCTGCAGTTGCAGGTCTAGCTATATATTCTAAAAAAAAATGATTAGGTGGATGGTTTTCCATACTAAATTTAGTTAAACCATGTAAAGCTCCATTAGATCCTCTTCTATCTACTGTTCCGGATATATCATAACTATCACAGCCAAAAGCACCCATATGTTCATTACCGGGATGTTTTCTACCATTTTTTGCAATAACATTATTCTGTAAATCTATTGGTGGAACCCATGAAATAAAAAATCTTCCGTTATTCGTAGGGTTAAAAACAACTGTTGTATCTTTGATGCCATTAGTCCATTGAAAATTTCCTTGAGTTATTACTCCACTATTTTTAATATCAGCGTTCCAGTCTATTTGTTGATAGATTTTAGTTAAATTAAATAAAGAAGATTTAGCTTCATCTCTGAACGCATGTTCTTCAGTACGTGGAAACTGTCTATAAAACTCATTAAGCCCATCCTGATCACCCTTAAGGCCATCTACTTCATTTTGCCAATACTCTATAACACCTAGATTTATTTTTGTGCCATGGGGATCTTCAACCGGCTGTTTCGGGGTATCGAATACAGGTACGCCATAAGAGTCGATGTATCCTTCGTAGTTCCATTCCATAGGTATGAACAAAGAATATAATCCTGAGCGAGTCTGTCCATTGGCGTTTCTCTTGGTAACGTCTGAGTCATAATAAAGTTTCTTAAAGTTCTCACCACCTTTATCTAAAGCATTTGACGTTGAACCCATCATGCACTTACCAATAATTTTACTACCTAATCGTAGTGTTGTTTTTGTAACTCTCCAGTTATTTAAAATATTATTTGGCCTCTCCCATTTACCTGATTCATCATGAACTAAAAGTTTTAGCTTTTCACCATCATAACTGTTATCACCAGTATTTTTCCAATCAATAGTTGTATCAAGACCTGTTAACTCTCTAAGTGTTTCATTTGTTTCTAGTTTTTTTCTAGTAAATTTGCTAGCGGGTACTCTGTAAGCAAGTTCTGTTTTTGGTCGGTCCATACCATCTTGTATGGGTTTAAAGAAAAACGGGTAATTAACCGAGATTGGTACAACTTTGTCTGTGAACATTGTTTTAGCATCTGGTCCTGACTTAGACAAGATACCGAATCTTGAATCCGTTGATATTGTTGCGCTGTTAACAGTTTCGCCTGATGCCATGAATGAAAAACCAGACCGTCTGTTTTTAAGGTAGCATATACCATAGCATCTTGTGTCGGCTTTGCAAGCTTCCCAGAATATAAAGAATAATCTGTTTGACTCCCTAAAATCTGGTTTCCCAACATCAATCTTGGACCATTGCAGGTACATATAATGAGTGCCAGTAATATAAGTAGGCTTGTCTTTATTATAAAACCAAAAACCTTTTTCTCTACGCTCAAACTCTTTATCAATGTAATCATACCATGTTTCTTTAAAATCAACATCATACTCATCCCAGTCAAATATTGTTTTAATATTTTTAAAAGCTTTAGGTAATTCAGTCCTTTGCCATTTGTTGTCTTTAAACTTTATAATCTTTTCTGATTGTTTTGGTAAAGCTATTACTAAATTTTGTATTCTGTAAACTTCACCAACCTCACCAGTTTTACTAATTACAATCATATCAAATTCTTGATTGTAACCGTACTCCCATTTTTTATACCTATTTTTTTGTTTTAAAACTTTAGGTTTAATATGGTTTTTTAATACCTCAAATAATCTTTGATCGTACATTACTTAGATCTACCCTCTGCAAAACCTTTAAAACTTTTTTCTTCTTTAGCCTCTTTAGGTTTTTCGTTTAATATATCCTCTTCTTCTTGTATTCTTGTAACTATTTCAAAAGCATCCATGATACAAAGTTTTTTTGTAGCAGCTGCATTTTTTAAACGATCCGCAGATATATCAGGGCCGAAATCTATAATAGGTTCTTTAGCA